GTTTCCCAGTCACGATCGCAGAGGATGAGATTCGTTTTTGGAATGGGGCGAAAATCTGGCTGTGCCACTGCAAAGACGAAAAGCACCGGTTTAAGTATCTGGGCGCAGAGATTCACGTTTTATTAATCGATGAATTAACGACATTTACGGACGTGATTTACCGGTTTCTGCGGTCAAGGGTTCGAGCGCCAGGTTTGGCATTACCGGATGAGTACAAGGGCATGTTTCCGAGAATATTGGCAGGATCCAATCCCGGCAACATCGGACATGTTTGGGTGAAGGCCGGATTTGTTGATTTGCTCAAACCCTGTGAGCCGAAGCAAATGTCTGATTCAGAGGGCGGAATGCTGCGCGAGTACATACCGGCCAAGCTTGCTGACAACCCATCCATGTCAGAAGACGATCCAGATTATGTTAGGCGTTTGCGAGGCTTAGGGTCTGAGGCCCTGGTTAAAGCCATGGAGAATGGCGACTGGGATGTTATTGAGGGAGCGTTCTTTGATAACTGGTCGGAAGACCTCAAGGTTAAGCCTTTCTCAATCCCTGATCATTGGCTGCGGTTTCGGTCATTCGATTGGGGTTCAGCCAAGCCTTTTTCGGTCGGTTGGTGGGCGGTGGTTTCAGAGCCGTACATTCACGGCAACCGGGTATTACCCACAGGGGCGCTCGTTCGTTACCTCGAGTGGTACGGCGCGAAGAAAGATGAAAATAACCTTACGATTCCAAACACAGGATTAAAGCTGACGGCGGAAATGGTGGGTGATGGTATTCGTGAGAGAACTACTACCAAGGTTGATTACAGTGTTGCAGACCCGGCTATCTTCACCGAAGACGGCGGGCCAAGCATTGAGGAACGCATGGGCATCCCGTTCAGCCCCGCAGACAACAAGCGAGTTGCGAGCAAGGGCCACATTGGTGGCTGGGATCAAATGCGCGACCGGATAAACGGGCAGGACGGCAAGCCGATGATTTATTATTTCGACACTTGCGCGGATTCAGCCCGAACCATCCCGGCGCTTCAGCACGACCAGCACAGGCCGGAAGACATCGACACGAATATGGAAGACCACGCAGCAGATGAGTGGCGTTATGCGTGTATGTCCCGGCCCTGGGTTAAGCCGGTCGAACAGGATGATAAGGATACGGGCATGTCGCGTTACAACTTCAACAAACAACAGGCGGATTCGTGGAAGACAGTATAGATTCCAAACTCGTGGGTTATTACGAGGAGTACGAGCAAAACACGTTTCAGGCTCGCACGACTTCGGAAAAAAACCGCGACTACTACGACAATAAGCAGTGGACTTCCGAGGAAGAAAGCGAGCTCAAGAAGCGCAAGCAGCCTGTACTGACGTTTAACCTTGTGAAGCGCACTATAGACGCGTTAAAGGGGCTGGAAAAGCAAAACCGTACCGACCCTAAAGCTTTACCGAGAACACCCCAGCACGAGCAGGACGCGGACAGCGCCACGGACGCAATACGGTACGTTTGTGACAATAACGACTTCGATCAATTGGCCTCTGAAGGATTCGGTAACTTGCTGCTGGAGGGCGTCGAAGGCTACGACGTTCAAGCGAAAGTCAAGAATGAAAAAATCGAAGTCGAGGTAAAAAACATATCCTGGGATCGGATGTTCTGGGACATTCACTCGCGGAAGAACGATTTTAGTGACGCCAAGTATCTGGGTATTGTGATCTGGATGGATTACGAAGACGCCAAGGATAAGAAAGACTGGGATCAGGATAAGTTAGCGGCCGCAATCGACAAAAGCGAGAGTCCGTACAGTGACACCCACGAAGACCAGCCGGTGTACAAATGGAACGACTCGAAGCGCAAGCGCATTAAGATTTGTTATATCCAGTACCTCGAAGGGAATGTATGGCATTACGCCTACTTCACCAAAGGCGGATTGCTAAAGGGCGGCAAACCCATGCCATTCCTGGATGAACACGGCAAGCCTTGCCGGTCTTTGGAGTTTCAATCGGCCTTTGTGGATCGTGAAGGCAACCGCTACGGCTACACCACGTCATTAATCAGCCCGCAGGACGAGGTGAACAAGCGCCATTCGAAAGCACTCCACTTGATCAATCAGCGGCAGACGTTTGGCAATCAGCGCAGCGGCATGAACACGCCACAGAATAAACTGGAACTGGCAAAGCCTGATGGCCACATCGAGATGCAGACGGGCGAGTTTGGTAAGGACTTCGGCATCATTCCTACCAGCGACATGACAGCGGGTAATTTCCAGCTACTTCAAGAGGCGAAGGAAATATTTAATGTTGTCGGCGCGAACACCTCTGTAACAGGGAAGGAAGACCGGGTGATGTCAGGCAGGGCGGAGATTGTCCGACAGCAGGCGGGCGCAAGGGAATTGGCCCCGGTGATGGACGCGCACAGCCACGTTAAAAAGCGCGTCTACCGGCAGATATGGAACCGCATTCACCAGTATTGGGACGATGAGCGATGGGTTCGTGTTACCGATGACGAATCCAACCTTCGATGGGTAGGGATTAATCGCAATGTTACCCTTGGCGATCAGTTACAGCAGCAGTTTGGGTCATTGCCACCGCAGTTCCAGAACGATCCCCGATTGAATGAAGTAATTGCTGTGGAAAATCAACTATCTGAACTCGATGTAGACATCATGATTGAGGAATCACCGGACGTGGCGAACATTCAAGCCGAACAGTTTGAACTGGTGGCGAATCTCTACCAGGCCAATCCTCAAGCGATCCCGTTTGAATCGATTATTGAACTGTCCTCACTGCGGAATAAGGATCAGTTGATTGACAAGATCAAGGGCAACCAGGAAGCGCAGGCCGCAGCCACGCAAGACGCGCAGCAGGATAAAGAGATTGCACGAGCCAAGGAGGTTGCGGACATCAACAAGACGAACTCCGAGGCAGAGAAGAATCAAGCGACCACAATCAAAACCGTGGCCGAAAGTATGAACGTGGCCTAGCTAGCCGCAAAAGTGCCGCCGACTATACGGGCGTTCCATGGCCACCTACGGGTGGTTTTTTTATGCCTACGGGCAAGCCGCCGCCGGGTTAATCGGGCGTTAGGAGCAGAGTAATGTCAGACCTTGAACAAGCGTTAAATGGTAAAGTACCCGAAGAAGTAAAGCCTGTCGAAACCGAAGTAACCACTGAGGTAAAGGCTGAATCCGAGGAAGCGAAACCAACGGTTGAAGAACCAGCCTCGCCAACGGAGGACAACGACCAGGTAGCGGCTTTCAAAGCCAAAGCTATCGATGAAACGCGCAAACGCCAGGAGTTGGAGCAGCAAGTAGCAGCGCTGCAACAGCAACAGGCCCAACCGCGTGAAAAACCGGATTTCTGGGAAAACCCCGAAGAAGTGATTTCGCAAGTCACGCAGCAGTTTGACTCGCGCCTTCAGCAAACGACTACAGCCATGTCTGTGGAAGTGATGCGCTCTTTGCATAACGACTACGACGAAATGGAAACATTGTTTATTGACCAGGCGAACGAAAACCCTGCGCTGGTGATGCAGATGAACCAATCAGGCAATCCCGCGAAATTCGCTTACGACTACGCCAAAGGGCAGCGGCAGGTGGCTGAAATGCAAGACCCGAATTACCGGGAAAAGCTGAAGGCTGAACTGAAAGCTGAACTGGAAGCGGAGAAAGCAAGCGAGATCGAAAAGGAAATCGCGAAACGGTCTGAATTACCCGGCTCTCTCGCAAACGATAGGTCTGTGGGCGGTACTACTGCCGCAACCGCACGACCTGAACTCGAAAACCTCATAGGCTAACAAACTACTGTCGGGAGACAGCAGGAAGCCTTTTTTACCGTCGATATGACGGAAGGAGTAAATCATGGCCGAAACAACGGCGGCGACTGGCTTAACAGTCCAACAGTGGGACGACAAATTCTTTGTCGAACACATCCAAGGGAACCGATTTTCCAGCGACATGGGGACATCGGAAAATTCAATCATTCAAGTCAAAGAGGATCTGACCAAGGAGAAAGGCGATTCGATCACCTTCGCCCTGGTTAACCGTCTGACGGGTGCAGGCCAGACCAACGGCGCGACACTGGAAGGCAACGAAGAAGATCTGGACAGCCGCTCATACAAGCTGACCATTGCTGAACGAGCGCACGGTGTTCGCTCTACCTCCTGGCAGAACCAGATCAGCGCAATCGACCTGCGTAAAGCGGGCAAGATGGCACTGAAAACCTGGGCAGTTGAAGACACGCGGGATCGGATTATTTCGGCACTGGGTTCCATCAACGGCGTAGCTTACGGTTCGGCGACGGAAGCAGAGAAAGACGCATGGCTCGATGACAACAACGACCGTGTATTGTTCGGTGCCGCTCTCGGCAATACGGATAGTACCGGTGGTACAGTTGCCTATGATCATTCGGATTCGCTGGCGACTATCGACGCGACTGCAGATAAGCTGACTTCAACGGCAGCATCGTTGATGAAGCGGATTGCACGCACGGCAAACCCGAAAATACGTCCTTACCGATCTGAGTCTTCCAACCGGTACTACTACTGTATGTACGTACCCTCGTTGGTATTCCGCGATCTGAAAGCCGATTCCACCATCACCAACGCGCAGCGCGACGTATCCTTGCGGATGCAGAATGAAAAGCTGTTCAAAGGTGGCGACCTGGAATGGGACGGGATCATCTTCAAAGAAGTCGAGGATATTCCGTTGACGGGCGCGGTCGGTACAGCCTCCGCTGTCGTTGCGCCTGTGTACCTGTGTGGTGCGCAAGCGGTTGGCTACGGTGTTGCACAGCGCTGGCAGTCTGCTGAAGAAACCTTTGACTATGGGCGCAAGAAAGGTGTTGCGATCATGGAAATGGGCGGATTCGGTAAGCTGACATTCGGGTCAGGTTCCAGTGATACTGCTGATCTTAAGGATCACGGCATTGTCACTGGTTTCTTTTCGTCTGCTGGCGATGCGTAAAGGGAGTCTGACATGGCTACTTTAACAGCATCACGAGCGGAATCGACGTTCCCGGTGTTCCA